ATTTGCTGCATTTTTTCCTGACATCACAGATTTAGCTAATTTTACCCCATCATTTAAAGTTCCCAGTGCTGGGCTTAAGCCAGAAAGCGAACTATCAGCATTTGCTAACTGCAAAATTGAGCTATATAAGGGTACAACTGATCGTGCGAATAATTCCTCCCAAGTCTTTCGATCGTCAAGTGACGGCGCTGTGAGGCCCCTTGTTAAGCTACTAGCGGCCATGGAAATATATTGCCACGGCATTTGCCCCATCATAAAGTGAATCATACCACTATAATCAGCTTTACCGCGAAAAAGAGCATCATAAACACTATCAGCGCCATTACCATAGATAAACCGTCCATAGGTGCGCCTTAACATTGCTATATGAAAGGATTTAAACATTGTAAATAATTGCCATACGCGACCTGGAAGTGTGCCATTTTTCACGCCAAAATTCATGAGTGCCATATCTGACTTATTTGGAAAAACTTTACCATAAGCGGTTTGATCCGTAAAAAACACACCCAGACGTTGTCTGATTTCTCCGCGCACGCGATTCAAATATTCTTGAGTAAATTTCTTTCGGTCTGGATTTAACACCTTTCCAAATTCCTTAATATCATCATCAGAAAATTCATGAACAATTTGAGGAGTTAAATATTTTTGTCTATCAATAACAGCAAGCTTATCCTGGTGTTTTTGTAATAATTCCCAGAGTTGTTTATTAATACCCGAAATTTCAAGTGTGCGTTTTTGCGAATCAGGTAATTTATCAAATTCAGTCTTTAGAGATCGAGCCGTATTGCGAGAGATAACAGTACCCATCGTTCCTCGATTTAAACTATCCCACGAATTTATAAGTGTTAACTTATCTACGAGCTTCATGCCTTTTGCAAACATATATCCAGGTGAATCGATATTACCTACTTTTGACATAATACCGCCAATCGATCCCTTTGAATAAATACCCAAATCTAACCATAACTGAAGCTTTTCATTTTTTGGCATACCATGAGTAAAATTTGTCATTGCTTCTTTCATGACTTCTACAGCTGGAATATGATGTTGTTTGCATGCAGAAATCATGACGCCTAAATCTGGAATGGATGCTTCTGTAATACTCCCCATTTTTGTTAAATAAGAAAACATACGCATCCCATTGATCATCTTTCCTAGCATCCCATCATCAACCCTATTTTGATCACCAATAATGGCTTCCGCAGCATTTCGCGCATTCGTAAAGTATTTTTGATTTCGTTTGTTCGATGCCAAGTCTCTTGATTGCTTTTGCATTCGATTTATTAATCGATCGACAAAGACCTGGGGAGATGTGCCCATTGTTTTAAGTACCGTTAGGTTTTTTGCGCCTGATTCAATTTCATTTAATATCGCATCATGAACATTACCAAATCCATAGGTTTCGTTAATATCCATCCACGCATCGGCGTCCTTCCAGAAGAACACGCGACCTTTTGCAAGTTTTTTACCAAGATTTGACCCTGTTCGACTGATAGCAGGATGACCCACTTCTGTGTAGGGAACCTTATGAACGCTCGTCACAAGCCCTTCATAAGCGCCACGAATAAATTTTTCTTTCTCTTCTTCAGGGACATTTTCAAAGGTCTTTTCTTCGTTCAATCGTCCTAAAACCTTATTACGAAATCGTTGATAGGCAATCTCAACATATTCCTTATTCATGGCAACATAATCGCCATTATTTTTTGCAAGTAATTTAGATTTTAATGTCATATCTGAAATGCCGTGGCCTGTAGCTGATTGTAATCGTTCTCGGTTATATACCATGTTTGCAATTCGATCATCAGCGGTTCCAACAAAAGCAGCCTCAGCTTTATAATTTCCGAGTTGCCATTCTTCATAATCCAGAAAAGATTTTGCTATTTTGTTGATTTTTGGGTCATCATGATTTTTATTCCAAATTGCTCTGCCTATTTCTCGATCATTTTTTTTATTATTAAATGTTTTTAATAAAGAATCTTCTTCAATAGGTTTTAAAAATTTAGCATAAGCATTTTGACGATCGTCTAACATCTTTCCGACAACAGATAATCTGCCCCCTTTAACCTTTCCTTCTACTCCTGCAAACCATGCGTATGTTCCTCTCGCAAGATTAGGAAATTCCTTGATTTGCTTTTCCGCAGCAATTCGTTTTTGAACAGCAAGTAGTGATTGTTTTCGGGATATATTTTGATCAATTTCACGTTCTTTTAATAATTCTTCGAGTGAAACATTCAATGCTTTAGCTTTAGGCATAAGTCTTTTTTCAAGACGTGCTTGTGCGCTATCTTTAACACTTTTTAATAAGTCTTTTTTTTCTTCTTCCGACATATCATCTATGTCTTTTAAGGCATTTTCAAAATCTGTAAAACAGCTTGTTACACTCATATTAACCCTTTAATTTATTACATTTAACATACGCTTGAATTGCTTTCTGAACTTTATCAAATATCTTTTGATTTCTCTTTATCTCATTAAGATCATCTTTATATTCGTTTGCGCCTTCACCCTGTGCCTCTACATAATTATTTAATTCATCACTTAATGCCGCTTCTTCTTCATCACTCATTTCGGGCGCTGGTTCTTCTACATTCGTCCCAACATAATCAGCAGAAGATACAGACGAATTGGATCGAGCCACCATATTCTGTAAATCTTCACGTGTCATTGGCTGATTAGAACTATTCTTTAGATTAAAAAATGTCTCAGTTCCTTCTTTCATCTCACGCAAAGTTTTCTCTTTTGCAATTGCTTTTTTCTGAGTATCAATGATTTTCTTTAATCCAGCTTGTAAATTATTTAATTTTCGCAAATCTTTTAATCGAGCCTTCTTTCTTTCAATCTCATCTTTCAGCGCCTCCATCTGTATTTTTTTTAGCTCATTTTCGGGAGCATTCAAATCAATATTATTATCTTTATAATAAGCATTATTTTTATCAAGCAAGTCTTGAGCCTTTTGTAAATTGTCCTTGATGAGCATCGTTTCATTCTTGGGATCATCGTTTGATGCTACAAAGTCATCCAGAAAAGATTTATTTTCCGGTGTGATGCTATTTGCATCTTGCATAGCATAAGTAAGCGCTTCTTTAGTTTCATCATTGTTTGGCAAACTTTGCATGAAGCTTTTATCTTCATCGCCCATATATTCTTCAGGAACGCCCTTTAATCGCTTCAGATTCTCAATAATTTCAGGCCCTGTTTTAATGTTTTTAATATCATCTAACTGCGCATCAGGATTTTGGCTAACCGCTTTATCATATTCATTATTCGCCTGCTCTAATTCCGCTTGTGATTGTTTGTGAGAATCATCTAATGCTTGAGTAATTTTTAATTGGGTTTCGGGATTATCAATATCGCTAACGTCTCTCACATTTGCTGTATATAGAGCATCCTTTAATAATGGATCAACATCAGGCGTTTTGCCTTGAGCCATATCCATACCGGCTTTATTCATTATTGTATTAGCATCACCCGTATCAATTGGCGCTTTAAATCCTTGAAAGGTCGTAATAGCAGCATCACCAACACCAAACATTCCAATCATCAATGCGGTGTTCCACGGTGAATATGTTTGATTGATAGAATGATAATAATCACGCGTACTGATCGCTAAAGGTAAACTTGTAGCAGCACCTTTTGAAAATCCAATGCCGATATGTGCCGCAACGTTTGCTGCCGTCATTTGAGATTCTTTTTGACTAGCAGCAAAAATAGCACGATAAATTGGATCGCCAATAACCCCACCTAATTTTTCTGCTACGCCGCCTGCAAGATAAGTCAATGGGCTTCCAAAAATCGCAGCATTACTACCCGCAAGACGCTCAGCACCGGAGATTATCCCAGGGTTCATATTCTCTAATATGCCCTGTTGCATATCATCGCGATCGCGCAAAGATTGATCATAAGAAATATCAGACTGTAAACCACCCTTTGGATATTTTGATAACATCTCAGGATATTGAGATTTAACTTGTTCTGGTGATAATGTCGGCCCAGGATTCATATTTGCTTGATAGGTCTTCATCATATGATTTGCAGCAACAGCAACGGGTAGCGACTGTAATCCATTTTCAAATGATGTGACGGTTCCTAAAGTACCAGAAGTAGGGGGCGCCTTTTCAAACTCCCCTTGGTTAAATTGAGTATTTTCTTGAAATGGAAATGAAACATAGCTCATCTTTAACCGCCAAATTCTTTTGAAATGTTTTCACCAATAGATCGGTTAGGCTGATTAGGATTTACAAACGGCCCAAATCTATCTTGATTACCCAATGATCCTTTTATCAAGGTGGGAAGCGAGACATAATTACTTGCAATCTTTGAAGCATGCTCATTCAAGATTGATTGAAAATCAGATAATTTCTTAACACCCAAAAGTTTTTTCTGAGCCAGATTTCTTAAATATGGTGTTACAGTCGTACTTTGATATTGTGATGATTTTATATTGTCAAATGTTTCACCGATAGGCTTGCCGTTTTTATCAGTAACAATGCTTCCGTCTTTATCAATCAGAACGATGCCATTGTTCATCCTATTGTTCACAAATTTTGCTGTATTAAGTGTCAAGCCTTCCATTGTTTTTGTATCAGGATGTTGGCCATATTGCGCTACAACATTTGGATTTAGCGTGATACCTTCTTGAGATGCCTTATCAATTAAATATGACATCGTATTATGTAAATCGACAAATTGAACATCTGTAGGCGTTTTTATCGTTGATCCATTTGTTAAAAAGGTATGATAAGTAGCTTCGCCCGCTTGTGCCTGTGTAACTAAATTTGCCGCTGTAGGCGCATCAAGTGATCGTGAATCCATTAATTGCAATGTGGCTTTTACAGCATAATTTTGGAATGCGGTTAATTCTGGCGTAGGATCACCGCCCTTTGCTTGTAACATTGCCATTTCACTTTGATAGGAAGGTGAATTAATAACCGCCTGTGTAACATTATTTAAGGTTGTATTATGATTTTTTAATGTTGAATCAAAATCAGATATTTTTTTCGAATAACCTAAAGCAAGATAAGGCACTAAATATTTTGTTTGCGGGTTGGCATCAGCTTTTAATAAATATTGAGATGATCCTGGTAAATATTTCTTCATGCCATTTATGACATAAGGCTGTACAGATTTATCAAATGAATTAACCGTTTCTATTACCCTTGAAACTTGTGTTGATAAATCGGGTGCGCTATTAATATCATATGCTAACGCTGCGGATGATTGATCATCTAATGCTTTAATCTGATTGTCAGGTATTTCTTGTGCTTTTTGGGCTGCAACATTTGCCGCTGCTGTACCATTAAATAAAATAAATTGTTTTTTAATGGGATTAGTTTCATTGACATAAGCTGGACTTGCTTTTATTGCTTGAATTTGCTGTTGAACAATTGGGGTTGATTCACTTAAAACAGCCGGATTTGTCTTGGCTTGCTTAACAATTTGAGCGATTTGTTGTGCGCCAGCTTTGCGCGCTTCATTTTTTGCCCACGCATCAGAGGACATAGCATCTTTATCTGATAATGGTAATTGATATTTATTATATAAAGATTCAAGTTTTGGAAGACTTTCTTGAGCATTAGCAATTTCATTATGTACTTCACTATACGCATTCACTTTTGTTTGAAAATCTTCGGCACCCTCGGGATCAGCAGCAAGCACATTTCCATAATCCGTTGCGTTTTGTTTGCCCGTTGTGATGGTTGATAATAAAACATTTTGTTTTAAATTATCAGTATGCTCTTTGCTCAACCCTGCTGCTTGTTTGAACATATTATCAATAGCATTAAAGCTTGAGTTTGTTTTTTCTAATTGATCAGGTCGTAATAAATTATCATAACCACCGCTCACAAATTGATCACGAATTTTTTTAGGCGCATCGGCATTATTAGCGGGGTCTTGGTATTGTTTAAGTTTTGCAGTTTGATATTGACCCAAAACACGCTGCATATGTAAATTATCGCGCGCGTCTTGGATTGCTTTAGAGGCAACTTTTCCGCCCAATATAGGCGCAACACCAGTTGCCATTTGTACAATTGTTGCATGATCCGTAAGAGCCGCTGCCAAAGCAGGATTTTTATTAGGGTCATCCGATGGATTTAAAGCGGCTTCACGCGCATTCTTCTCCATTGAATCGGTTAATGTATTTAAGCTATTATTAAAATGAACTGTCGTCATAGCTTTAGTGTATGACTTATTCTGGGCATCAAGTGTTGAATTTAAAGAGGAATAATTCTGAGCTAAAACAGCAACCACATAAGGCCGGTTTGAAAATGGTGTTGTATTAATAACGCCCTTTGCATATGCGCCATAAGCAGCATTAGCTTGATCAATTGTGGTTTGACCTTTAAAATTATTGCTAAACTGGTTTTTCATCTTATTGACAGTATTTAAGACATCTGTGGTCGTTAAATATTTATTTGCCTGATCAACGGTTTGGTTAACGGTTTTTGCAACATCCCCGTATGCCTCATCTGCTTTTCCAGCAACATCGGCTAAATCCGGTGATTGTGTTGTAACTGTACTTTGATATACTGGGAACGTCATAAAAATGATCCTGTCTTATCGCCTGATGGAGACGTTTTAGGTTTCTGAGATTCATAAAACTTATTTGCTTGATAGCCTTCCATAGCCCCCACAACTGAACTTCCAAATATATTTGCTTCTTTTGAATACATTTGACCGGTCGCAGCTTTGCTATAATCTTTAAAATATTCTTTTTGAAGGGCGCTTGTTAAATTTGCTGCGCGCTGATCTCGGCTAAATTGATTAATAGATTCGGTCTGAATAGTACTTAAACTTGGCGATCCAGCCGCGACCCCAGACGCAGCAGCTTGATTTGTTTGGGCTGATAATACTTGTTGAATTTTATTCGCACGCTGTAAACTCTCCTGCTGGGCTTGTAATTGAGCAGCATTTGATTGCTGTTCAATCGCATCTTGTTGAGCTTCGTTTGTTTTATAAGCCGAATATCCTTCATAAGCTGTAGATGCCAATGAAATTGCTAACATTACCGCTGCAAAAGCCATGCCTATTCTCCTTGTGGATTTTGTGTTACTTGATAACCCAATCCTAAAATTGTAAATGGTAATGGTTTATCATGTGTAATTTGTATGGTAGATAATGGATCCCAATCAGACAACCCATTATATTCATAAATACCTGTTGCTGCTTCAGGTGGTAAGAATAATGATTCATCAAATGCAACTGAAGGCACTTCTACTCCATTTATTTTTAAACCCAAAGATTCAAAATAATGTAAAAATACACGAATAATTCTTTTTCGTGTGTAATATTCAGAACCTTGAGCACCATATATCATGGGCGGATGAGGCACAATTAAAGATTCAAAATTAAGACCAACTACAGCATTTGTCACGGCTGATTCGTCATCGTCTAATGTAACCGAACCACCGCTAACAACCTGGTCTTTTAAAACATAACCATCGCCAACAATATTGACTGTTTTACCATTTAAATGAGACAACCCTGTTAAAGTTTTTGTCGAAACAATATTTGTATAAACCTTAGAGCTATCTGTATAAATATCAAAATTAAGCTTTTCTAAATATTGATAAGTAACCGATTGAATCGTACGCTCAATGACAAAATAAATTGATGTATCTAGTGATACAACACGTTTAAACGAACCGTCACTAATGCTAGACGTAAAAGCTTTTATGTTCTCATCAATATCAGAGGTAAATGTTGTTAAAGTGCCATCCGAATTTATAATAAATAGATAGCTTTCATCATCTGTAGATAACGACTTTAAAACCGCCATATCAACAGGATCATTAATTAAGTGTGATGCTATTTTACTTGCATTCTTTGACGCATAATCATCCGCGGCACCGTCATAATTATAGGTCATAATGGCTTTTCCGCCACGCCTGACAAACATCGTAGTATTGTTAAATAATATAGGTGGTAAATCTGAAATTCCTTCGGATGATTGACGACGAATAATGAAATTGCTCGGGCTAATTGCGCCAGAAGCATTCGAGACAGCATGTTCAGATCGCAGACAAAATATCTGTAATGATTTATCACCCAAAAGATATTTAATCTCACCAACGGGCTCACCGTCTGATCCATCTAATATTTGAATAACCGCATCTGAATCATAACCAGCACCCAGATCAAAATTATTATAATCATATGTTACAGAGCCAAATACAACATTCGGTAATGATGTTGTACCACCATACCATGCGCGGCCGCTATAAAAACATATTGAACGGGGCCATCCATTCGCTGCCGACCATGCAGGCTGCTCTAACTGACAATTTTTTCCAGAAACAGTACCCGTTTTTAATGAACCATCAAATGAGTTTGTAATCTCTACCGTAACAGTTTTTGTGGTTAAGTACGCGGTAATTCGTGCTGATCCGATCGGCGCATTTTCAGTTGAAGTTGATCCAATAGAGGCAAACCGACCATTTACATAAGACGCATCAAATATATCATCAGAACATGTAAGTGTTCGTCCTTCTCCTGGTGCAACCTCACTTAAAGAAAAAGAAAACGTATCATAATTTTTTTTAAAATCATAAGTGGGATAATTTTTTATATTTTCTTGGGTTAATGACCAAGTAACATCATCACCACCATTTGATAAACGATAAGGAATATTTGTCCCATCAACAAGAATCATTTCATTGTTTGTCATCGACATGTTTAAATCATTAGCTTTTAATTGAGCGGCTGTCCAAACAGTGACTATAGAAGCCTTGAAAACATCATTTCGATAAATATCAACTTTTAAATTAGTAAAAATTAATAAATAAATAGTCTCGTCATTGTATAAAAATTCTGCTAATTGATATTCATCACTATTTGCAGAAATGGTCAAAAGATACTCTAGGCCAAATCTTTTTACTATGTTTGTAAAATTACTGACCAAAGCATTTTGTATTATTTGAGCAGATTGGACATAAAATGATACATTTGATTTATTAATTAATCGAGGATCAACGGCACCATATGAAAATTCATTTTGATTAATATAGGGCACGGTTAGTTACCCCCGAGGCTCTTGCTTGATAAAGCTCTCCTGGCGCAAATGAAACATTTGGTCTTGATATAGAATCAATATATTCGGCAATCAAGCGTTGTTCGTTATAAGCATTTTCCCATAATTTTACAAGGTTTGGGTCTTCTGTAACAGGCATTGCGGCATGCATAGCCATACAATATACCATGAGTGTATAAAAATAAGGTGGAAATAAGGATTCATTAACTTTAAAGATATAATCGATTTTAACCAATGTCTCATTCGTCAGAAGTCGATTTTGATAAATATCATAAGAAATCGTCTCAAACGCTGAACCGTAGGTTCTTACAATTCTTAAAAAATTTGATGGAAGGTCATATTCATATTTCCAACCATTAATCGGCGTATCATTCACTTGTGTTAGTTCTGCAGTTCCAATTGCAAAACGCCACGGTTGGCCCTTACATAATTCATTTAACATTAATGAATCATATAAAATACTAACTGATGATTGGATTGGATTACTCGTATCTATCGCTATAATTGGATTTTTACCGAGAAGGACAAACGCATTTGAGATTATATTGACTTTAGTCTGACTCATCGTTTCCCCTTCCCCAATAATTTATTTTTTATTAGCTACCTTCTTAGTAGAAATGTTTATTAACTTTTCAACTAATTGTATTGCGCCTGAACATCTTAAGTGCATTTGTTTGCATTTTTCCAGGTTCATGCTCAATTCATCAATTTGTTTTTCAAGAATTGACCTTTGCGCATTCAAAGAGTCTAATTCATTTTTAAAGTTAATTGGTTCTTGTTTTTTTTCCGCTTCTACTTTTTCTACATTTTGTACTTTTTTAGGACGTGCCATAAAATTACCTCTTTGTTGATTAATGGGGTATGAAGTATACCCCATTAATAACTTTTTTGGCAATTATACTACCTGAATAGCTGTTACTGATAAAATATCACCATCAGCCATATTAGCACTCATTGTAACAAGAATTGAATCTACACCTGATCTTTCGGCAGAAACAACCGCGCCAACACCACTATTAGCGTTAGTTGTCACATGAATGATGTCAGTTGCAGCAACGCCTGTTAAGGTGACTGTGTCAGTCGTTGCAGCACCACCGGCCCAAGTATGCCGTATAGACGCCCTTATTTTTGGCACAGCAAGCATTGAAGACTCCACAGCACCAGCTGCTATCGTAACAACACCAGCATTGCTCATCGTTACATCGCCAGATAATACATTCATGGTCGCTGTCGTGCCATTTCCAATCAAGATGGCTGTATCGGTTGATGCATCAAGATCGCTACCGATCCCTGTTGCAGACCCCAAAATAACACTACCTTGAGCCAATGCAAACTTGCTTGACACAATACCAGCAGCCGTATTGATATCAGCATTCACAATTGTATTAGGTTGAATATCATTAACCGCGTATGTGGCAACTGTGACCGGTGTTGCAGCAGTTGTCGAACTGACATAAAACCTTCCGCGATCATCCGATGCTTCAATATCAATACGATCAAACTTACGAAGTAAGCTTACCGCGTTATTAAAATACGCTGACGCAATGGCAGTTGCCAAAGTATCAGTTGTATAATAAGAATAAGCACCAGGGGATGTTGAAAACAAGCCCGCATCTACCTTATTAAAATTTGCGCTATCAAAAGTCATAATAAATTCTCCTATTAAATTTTAAATTACTTGGTTTCGTCACAGGTAATGAGAACAATACCATCTGGCAAAATTGCTTTTGCCCCACCGATCATAGAACCGACTGAAATCCAACTACGTCGTTCTGTTGACCAAGAAACATCAACGGTGCCATCTTCTTTCATACCAAGACCGACAGCATCTTTTTGCCAAGCAATACATGTTCTGTTATCACCAGTTTTTGGTAATCCACCAACAGTTGAATCACCAAACACAACAATTGTGAAACCATTGTAATATTTAAGATCACCATTAATTAAGCCTTTCACATTTACATAATCAATGCTGCCAACCTTTGTTTGCTTTAACATTGATTGTAATTGGCTTGCATGAATGGCGAGATAACGATCATTCATAGGACAGTTAGCCGCATTTAAATAATAGGCAGCTGCTAAAGTCTTGTCTTCAGTTAAGTTGGTTGTTCCAACAGCAACTAAATTAGTTGTACCGGAATTTACCATTGCATCAATTTTCCATTGATCCATTCGTCGACCCATCGAATTGGTATGCTTTTTAGCAAATTGCATACGTTCATTAACATTTGTCAAAGTTTGCTCACCACGATCAAGGGCTAGCAAAAGCGTGTAGTCATCAAACGTTTGAGTAATAAAATTATGATCAAATTCTGACTCAGGGATGATACTTCCATAACCTCCTCTCAGAGACATATCAACATTGCCTTCTACAGGCCATTTGTATGCGTCACCAATGATGCCGTGAACTTCTTGCGTAGTGCCTGAAAGATGACCAGCAGATTGATAAAGGGTTGTAACATTACTATTAAATTGCTGTATAGCAATACTTGATAAAGGATTTGGCGCCGCCATTTTAAATTCTCCACTAATAAATTAATATTTTATTAGCGGGTTTACTCGATATTGAGTCACCCACTAAAAACCAATGTGTTTCCACACGAATTTTCCGGTGACTCAATCTAAGGCGTTCAAGCAAGAAATAGATTATTTCTCGGTAAACTGTTTAGTTGAGACTAAGCAGAATTATGTATTAATAATAATCTTTTTGTTTGAAATAGCAACAACTTTTAACTAATAATTTTTTTCTCACCAAGTTTAGCTTTCCATAAATCATCGACATCTTTTCGGTAGGCTGGATCAGTCAAATATTTTGGATCGTTTAACATTTGATCTAATTCAGACTGGGATTTTATAGGAAGCTTTGACGGCGAAGTAGGCGATACAGGTAAATTTTTTGTTGCTAATTTTTTTTGCAACGCCTGAAATCTTCGAATGGCATGCGCGCTATTTAATAACATTTGATCTTTTTCAGGGTCAAAATCTTCAAACGTGTTCTTTAAGAAATCTAAAACATCTAATACCTGTTTGCTCCCATCACTTCCTAATGATTTAACCTCGTTTTTGAAATATTCTTGAACGGTTTCATTCTCTTCTTGCTCTGCTTCAATTGACATTTTTGCAATCATATTAACTGCCTCATCAAAATATTTCTGAGGCATGTTCTTTTCTTTTGCAAACTGCTGAAGTCCTCTAATCATCGGATCATCGGGATTAACTTCATATTCTGCTAATTCTTCGCTGAGGTTTATTTCATAACCTTCAGGAGCTCCCTCAAACGTAGCCATTTTCTTACGAAGATCACGTTGATTTCGAGCTTGTGCGGCCAATGTGCCAAATGTTTTATTATCATGCCATTCAGGTTTAGGGCCAACACCAGGAACGCCCTCGTCATACCACCACTCTGGCTCACGCGTTTCTTGCGTTTCTTGCGATGACTCCGCTGTTTGATTATCAACCACTTCTTGATTTTCTGCTTCGGGGGTTGCTACATCCTCAGTAGGCGCAGCTGTCTCACTCGGTTCTACAAAATTTGCTAATGATAGATTATCACTCATACTTATTTTTCCTCGCTTGGTTTATTTAAATCATTTAATTTCTTTTGCTCTTCAATTAATGCCAATATTCCTAACACAATGCTTTCTTGACCGGATCGATAATACCCCATGTATGGGTCCATCCCCGGAATAAACCTGGGCTGATTAATATAAGCTTCTTTCCATAATTTTAATAATTCTATGCCGTCTGGTTGTGTTGAAAATATACGATACGTTAATTCTTGAAATCTATTTGAAATAGGTTGCTTATCTTTATTAATTTTTCTCTTATACATGCCATCTAAAGGTATATTAGTCATAAATCCCCTATGTTAATAATTGGTTTGGTTGACCTGGTTGTGCTGGTTGTGCTGGTTGTGTCGGCGCCTGTCCTTGATTTGATCCTGGCAAGATCAATTGCTGCGGCGATCCGGGTGCGGGTTGTGCCCCTCCTTGACTTCCAGGTTGGGTTTGTTGTTGTGTCGCTTGAATTAATTTATTTATCATTTGTTTGATAGTGTCTTCGCTTCTTAAAAACTTCAACGGAACATTTTGTTTTTCAGCCATCCACATCGGAATTTTAGTGATGTCAAGAAATGTTGGTAAGAATTCAACACCAAATAAACCAGCCCAGTTTTGCATATATGCGTTCATATTATTAATGTCTTCTTGATTTTGAAGCGCTAACAACGGTGAAGCATAATCAATTGCGACCATTTCCTCATTTATAGTCATTTCAATTGAACCAGATTGGGTTTGTATATCGGATGTTATCCCCAAATTTCTTAAAATCTGAAAACAAACCTTAACAAATGGTTTGATAAGCTCATTGTTTAATCGTCCAAATTCAGAACCACCATTTCTAATCCAATTTTGCTGACGTGTGGCTACTTCTGTAGCTGTTTGATTTGGCGCCTCTCCAACATCGCCCAACGGGTTTAAAAATAATGTATCTTTAATCACTTGTTGTAATTCTTGAACCCACGCCTCAAATATTTGAGAAGCGCCATTATTATTAGGCTGTAATAACTTAATCGCATCGCCCTGTGCGTCTCTCACATAAAATGTTTGGTTAGCACCAACTGAAATCGAATATGGATTAATGATTGCGCTGCTTGTTAACATCCACGAAGGAAATGCCGACCAATCTAAAATCGCAACGCCATCCTCTAATAACCGATTTAATAGACGAATGGTAGGTAATAGCCGAATGATTGCGCCTATGCCATAAATTGAATTGGGCGATACATTAGATCGAAAGGCAATCATCGGCGAATAATTCATAAACTGCTTGAATATTTCTTCTTTTTTTTCTGTGATTACGCAATGATAATAACGAAATTCAGGTGAGTTATCTGGGTATTCAATAATGCTTTCTATCAAGTCTACTTCTTCATCAGGTGTGTTTGTTAATTTCGATTGTAGCTCGCTAGTGAGTGTAGCGTCCGGCCAATTTCCTTTGATATTTCTAACTTTAATATGCCATTCACGATAGAAATCGACAATTTGACCTTTACTATTTCTACCGAAGTAAACCTGAGATAATGGTACACAGCTAAATATAAACGGCATATCGCGCGTGCCTTCATTTATCATTAATACACCGGTTGATATACACATATCTTGTAATGCTTCGTGGGATGCTTGAAAGAAATTAGAGTTATTTAAGTTAGTGAAAAATAAATCCGTGTTTTCCTGTAATTGTTCTTTTATTTCATCTAGCGATTGTTGATCATTTTTTAAATCTTTCTTTAAGACGTTTCCAGGGACTAAATTTAGAAACTTCTGATAAGGAGGCATCATTATCGATTGAATATTAGTAGCATATCTTACTACACCATCAACGGCCGTATTATCAAAGACATCAACCATTTCGTCTTGACCCTGACTTTTATTAAAAAAGTCATTGCGATAAGGCGCCGCATAATAATAAGCATCACTCAACAGCCCACGCATTTCATCGCCATCATTCTTGGCTTTTTGATAACGCTTATATCTAATATCGATTGAATCAATTATTTTTGTCATTTCATTCACTGCCTAATTTTGGTTTCTGTCCAGTTAATAAGCTAACCGGTTGCGTTGGATCAACCGCACCTGGCGTTGCCCTCTTTAATGCAAGTAATTTCTGAATCATTATTTGCTTGTTTTTAGCTTCTAATTCAGCTTGTTGCTCATTAAATTGTTGTTGTTGTTGATCATTTGCACTATTATCGTCGCCACTCATCTTAAAATATCCTCACATTCAACAATGTTAAAAAACCTTTTTCTAAGAAGCCGGTTATATAATTGTTTTGGTGTCAATGTAAATCCATGAAGTCCAAGGCAATACATGGTTTGCGATACACAATCTACTCTGTGCGGTAAGTGCATAATTATCCAATTTAAAAAGTTATTCTTAGATACCAAACTTTTTACTTTAATTCTTAATGCTGCACATTCTGAAAAATCAAGGGGGGCATCTATGTCGATAAAGTCAACCTTTAATCGCCCATGCGTAGGCTCAATTCTGATTAACCCGCTGTCTTGAATTTTCATGATAACGCAATGACCAAATTTATTGTCTAACATCCATTTGGTTGCCTTATTATCAGGCGCAAGAAATATTACCCAATATTCTAACACCCTATTGGTCTTTAAAAACCTCATATTGTTTAAAGACAACGAGCGTAATTTTTTCATGAGATTCGCTAGCAGCCAGATTGGCTCTATCAAAATCTTCTTGATTTTCTGCATGAACATATTTAATGATGCAACTATTATCATTTAATTTTTTTAATAAACCTCTTTTGTATGACCTAACAGCACTATATTTACTCATTATTCTTCTGTTGGAAAATAACCAATCCTTAACGCCTCTTCATAAGTTATCTTCGGCAATGCGAGTGTATCATATTCTCCAAACTTCCATATGTAATTATTTTCACCACTTAATTTTTGAATAGCTTCAGAGTAAGTGGTTGTGTATTTATTTGGCAATCCTTCTTGATCGTTAGCATAAGAAATCCATGAATTAAATTCTTCAATTGTGCCTTTATAGAATTTCATTATATCCCCCACTTTTGTGTTAGATAAAATTCAATATTTTTACGTTGTGCAACGGTTAATGCCGTTGGATAAATAATTAATTCAGATAATACAAAATCAGCATAAAGACTGGGAACTGAACCTGTTCCAATATTAAAATTCGTACGACTATCAGTTCCAGAATTAGCAGCGGCTGACGTACTTTGCTTGAAAATTCCATTATTCCAAATATCTAATGTCGTCCCGTCCCAAACACTAGTTAATATCGTATCAGTATTTTGAACCCATTGATTTCCAGGAGAAACCCATGAGTTTGATGCATTTTGTAGTTGTGATCGTTCTTGAGCTGAAAATAATCCAACACAAAAACCTATTCTATTCGTACCATATCCAGAATCCATCATGATGCGAGTGCCTGGATTAACCGAATTATTAAACACAGCAATCCATGTCATCTCACCCGTAAGTCCAGGGTTACTGATAAATGTTCCGGCCATGTCTCTATTTAGATAAGTCGTATTTGCGTCAACAAACTGAACCGTAGGCTTTCCATTAAATCCCGTAGCAGAATAGACCGGTTGATCAACAGCAACTCCCTGAGACATATCATAATTATTACTACTTTTATCCAACCATTTACTGATATTATTCGAACTATTCATTTCAAATGTCGAAAAATCCATAGCATCTAACCAAAGTCCTGGAGAATAAGCTAATGGAGAAAAAGTCTTAATACTTCCATTAATTAAAGTCCCATTCGTAAGTGTTATAGTCGACATAATTTAATAATCTTATATTGGTTGAGTGGATTTAGTTAAAATATAATGTGTTGTTCCAGCATATTTTATTGCAATCCATCCATCACTTGTATTATCGCCCGTTCCCGTTCCGCTGCTTGTTCCTTCCACTTGAACCGATAACATCGTATTACCCGCTGATAAATCAACAGAGGTAAGTTGAACAGTATCAGCTCGGTGAGTACCGTGTGTACCGCTCTTAATACTAAAAATACTGGTGCCATCTCCTGGATTTCCAATATTTCCTATTTCAAGACTGTCTTGAACGTACGTATCACCTTTTGATGTCACTCTGAATTTTTCAGCTGCCGCAGCGCCTGCTTCCATCAAAGATAATACAAAATCAGCATCTTCAGCAGCAGCGGTAACATCAGTCATCACAAATGCATAATTACCAATAATTTCGTTATTACTTGCACTTGTTTCTTGTTCAAACTCATGCCCCACACCTATTCCAGCCGCAGGTGTCCCAGATGTTGTATGAGTAGATCGCTCAATAATATTTACAGTATTCGTTAATGCGGTGTCTTCTTCCATATGGAATAATTTATCGGCCGTTGTCGTACCAACACCAAGATTACCACCGTTGATATAATTTAAACCATTGGTATCTAAATTAACTGTAATAACGCTTGAAGCATTTTTAAGAATAAGACTACCGTCGGTTCCGGTCACTGTTGAAACTAAATTTCCCTGCATCTCTAATTGAGTTGGCTTTATATTAAATACTTCAGTCGCAGCCGCTCCGCCATTCATAAGGCTTATGAAAAATTCAGCATCTTCTGCTGCCGGTGTAACATCCGTTACTTTATATCCAAAATTTCCAATAATCTCATCATTGCCGACGGATGTTTCTTGTTGGAACTCCATTCCCATGCCAATTCCATTCGCAGGTGTCCCAGATGTTGTATGTTGAAATCTTTCAAGAATTTGAACACTATTTGTTAATGCGCTGTGTTTAGAAAATATATTCAGATCAGTAAAATTATTTTGACCATCAAAATTCCAATCGCCACTAATAATATAATCTTCTAATTGAATATCTGCTTGAACTTGTCCCCTTAATGTTGGCATCTTCGTTTCCCCTTAATTAATAAGTATCGCCCGTATCACTTGTTTGCATAACACCTGCATTCGTAATTGTAATTTCATATATTTTTGTATCAGGTGCTACAATCTTCAATTTATAATAAGAGGTTGAAAAAACATTACTCATAACATTACTTGGCGCAGCACCAAAAACACAGGAGTCTGCCATATCAGAAAAACTTAAAACACCTAGATTATCAATCTTCATTTCCCATTCATTGTTAGAAGGATCTACCATAATGAGCTTTAAATTACTTGTTTCATAAATCAAACTTGGAACAGACGAAAATGGAGAAGAACCAGCAACAAACGCTGTTGCTGTATCGGTTATATCAAATGCACCCATATTTGTAACGCCAATATTCCAAATATTATTGTCAGGAGAGACTAAATTTAATTCAGAATACCCAGGCTTATAACAATTATATGGAACCGATATAGGCATTAGCTAATCCTCACGATTGTAATTCTTGCAGTAGGTTCCGGTAACGTATGCTGATTTAATTGAAAGAATGTATTGGGGGCCTGAATTTCAATTTTTAATACCTGAGATACCGTTGCAGATATAATTGATGACGCGCCCATTTCCTGAATAACATTATTTGTAATGGTAGAAACTGAAGCGTGTGTATCACTCACTTGAGAGCCATTAAAATTAACCCATGCTTCCATTTGAGATGGAGCGCCCGCTGTTTTCTCAAAATAAACCGCGTAGGTAACTAAATATTTTCCTGTCGCATTACAAGTAAAATTGGCTGTTCCTGCGGTATGCGTCCATCCATTTAGTTGTACATTTGTCGAGAAAAGAACATCTTGCGGCGTTGCCCCAACCGAAATAGCCTGTAATGTATCATCATAGGCCTGAACATAATTAAGTTCAGTCGGACTTTCAATGCCTGATGAAACTGCATTATAACGAGCCTTTAATTCATCGGTTGTTTTTAAAGTCAAACCACCTGGGTCACCCCATGTCAATGAAGTACCAGATCTCGTGTAATCTGCCGTTAATGTTCGAAGTTGACCATTTAGATACAATGTAAAATCAGCATCTGAATTTGGCGTTCCCGCTAATGTAAATGCAGTTTGACCATCCCCAGAAATCGTTAATATTTCTTCTTGAGCAGCAGGAATATTTGCATTTAATTCATTTTGAACATAGGCTGTTGTCGCAACCTTTGTCGAATTATCTGCAACAGATTGTGTAACAGCAATTGAATTATTTGCTAGATCTACAGGCTTAGCAGTAGTTATTTTAATATTCTTACCATCTAAACGCATATACTCAGTCATAGAACCAGCTTCTGATACTGAAAGTGCCATTGCTGCATCCTCAGAACCTTCGGTATTAGTCTTAATAATATGACCAATTTGTGTATATTGATAATCTGCTGGGGTGGGCGAAGCATCATTTAAGCCGAAAAATTCTTGTAATATAATGCCTGTACCATCCACAGTATTAAGTTCTGTCTTATAAATATGCTGTGAAACAGTTCCCGTATTATTGTCATAAGTATAATCTTGTCCCGTCCAATTATGAGAATTAGACGCACCTGCATAACTATATACAACACGTTCACCACCAGAATATAAACCATACAAATCAATTCGTGCATTTTCAAACCCTGGGGCAACACCCGTAACAGTTTGTGAGATTTGATAACTTTTTTTGGTAACTGGCATGGCAGGATCAATTGAAAAAATAGTGCCATCAAGCATATTTAAATCGTCGCCAGCGGTTTGAGGATATAAAAACCCAGATCCCGCATTACGATCCCACAGACTTTCAGTCACTATGCTTGCATAAACTTCATTGATCGCACCTTGGATTGTTTTATCAGTAGTCGATAGACCAGAAAACGTTTGAACTTCAACGACAAATGTACCCATAGCCGTCGTAGTGTTTTTCTTTGTAACATATGGCGCTCCTGATACATCTACTAATGCAAAAAGCTCTGTTCCATCAAATGCGGCGCTCGTAGATAACGCACTAATCTTTTCATCGGCTGCGGCCATAGTTTTATCTCCTAGTTTCCATTCTCGAGCAAGATTTTACCGCCCGTTTCTAACAACAAATTAAAACCATCTTCTTTGAGAATATTATAATCAGCAGGTGGCGGCACTGAACCTACGGCGCGCATCGGTTGAGTATAAAGATGATGCCAGGGTGTCCACCTGACAATCTTGCTGAAGACATTACTAAATATCATACAAACACCTATGCTTTAAATATAACGGTCACATCTGTGGCATTTCTAGCTCTAAGATGTAAGACATCTCCCTCTACAACAGGAATAGCTTGCGGGTTTTGAAATCCTGCGCCGGCTGCAAACCCTGCTCCTACGGTTGGCAAAGTTATAACGGCATTTTTCCACACAAACACAAAGTCACTACAAGATATGAATGCAAGACGTACACCGGCGGGAACTGTAACAGTTGTGTCAGTATCGGCAGCTAATCGTGCATTATAGTTTAATGTTGCATCTTCTACGTCAATGTCATAAACCGGGATATTGTGAGGGTCACGAGTGATATCTAATTGATCGGCCATTTATTTGCTCCTTTTTTTAACAATCTTTTTGAATGTCTTAGCGAGATTAGCTTGCTTTTTTGTTTTTGCAGAAGCCTTAGAGCCTTTTTTAGTAACTTTTGCTGCATATTCTGCAACGCTCATGCCGGCTGCTCTAGCTTTTTTAGTAAACGCACCTTCTTTTAAATTAGCTTTTTGAATCCAATTTGCCATAACAACCTCACTTTTTGCTATCTAACTCGCTTATAAAGTCTTTGATATCTTCAACAGCATGTCGCGTGTCGCCGCCATCTTTAACGTGGGTTGCTTTAGTAAGAAGTTCAGCGCGCTTACAAGCTTCATCGGAATCTAATTCTTTGTTATTGACTTGCTGCAATAGCTTAGCCATTTGTGAAACAAGATTATCGCAATTATCATCAGCTTCAATAACAGGGGCGTCATTCTCATGACGCGCACCATCACGACGATAGTTGCCTGGATCGCGACGCTCGAGCATCGTCATAACTGATTTCCAGTCGACTTTATCATCATCAAGATCAATAAGACGTGACATGCGAGCAACAAGACGTGAACAATATTTAGCCTTGGCCTCATTCATCCCTGACCAAAGTTTATATTCTTGAGTTGAGCAAGTTTTATCATTGGTACCAGCTCTGCGCAATTCATAACCGCTTGCTTTACAGATACCACTTAAGATAAAAGCATAATCGAAAGGGTTTCCTTGTTCAACATATGAACATATCTTTTCAATGAGCTCGTCTGTAAGTTGAATCTTTGGCATTGCCATATGTTGTATCTTTTTTAAACATCTATTTTTGATAGTTTATTCTTATTTGATTTAAAAGTATACCTATCTCCGATAATTTTTTTTATCTCCGATAATAAGGCTTTCATATCTTGCGTATAAGAAGAGATCGATATGTAGTTAATATGATACCAAAGGGTAGGGATTTGAACAAATGTTAGACTAATTTGCAAAAAAGCGAATTATTTTGCGTTTGCTCCTATTGACAAGGTTTTTGGATGGTATTAGAGTGCCGGCTTCTTCTTTTTTCTTCTTTTTCTTTTTTTCTATGACTTGTTTTCTGTTTTCTTCTTATTTTCTTCTTCTGTTGACATAATTTGATCCCGCTGAGTTTTTTTCTTAAATAAAATTGAATAAGCGCCCGAACAGCAACACTCGTTCTTAATTACTTTATCAATATATCTTCTTAGCCGCATTTTAGTTTTATGATCAGGGATATGGTTACATTCTAAAATAAAATACCATTTTAGTTTTTTGAATGACCATTCTGAAGTAACTTCAATATTAAAATGCCGACAAAATGATGTCATGCGCATAATTCCAAAATTTGAAATTGTATTAGGTATGGCCATTTAATATTTTCCTTTATAATTTTATAATATTATTAATAATGACTTTTTTATAATTAAATTTATTTTCTATCAGTCTCTGAATTTCTTGAATTAGTTTCATTGAGATTTTTTTATCAGACGATGTTATAGAAACATTGCCTGCGCCTGTGTGTGTAGTATAGCTCACAAAATACTCATACTTTTTCATTTGTCCCCACCCCACTCATACACTCTATATTATCTATTTATATATGTATGTCAACTTTTTTATATTAAATTGTTGACAACCCATAAAAGAGTGCTATAGTTAACTTAAGAATAACAAAAAACAAGAGCTTAGGAGCTAATTAAAATAAGGAGATTTAATCATGAACAGAAACACTAAAAGACAATCGAAGTTAGAGAGAGATATCACAAAATATGGCCCTGCGTTATTTGACCATTATTTACACTATGCCGATCCTAGCAGCGACTTAGGAGTTTGGCAAAAATTACAACGTCAGATAGCTAAACGTAATCAAGAAAAGTCATAAGGAGAAATGAAAATGGAAACTAAAACATATAAGGAGCTTGAACGAATCTTTTACTTACATATGCAAACATTAGCAAAGATGTTTCGTGATTTTATTAATATGGGATTATCACGAGAGGAGGCATATGCTAAACTCGAAGATTCACGCAATTACATTAAAAATTTACCAATAACTCGAATATATTGGCAAGAAAAGTGGGGTATAAAATGAAACTACGGGAATTAAAGTCGTTCATATTTTCAAAAAAAGCCGTTTCAAAAACTAAATCTAGCGAAGATCTTGATTCATTATTAGATACTTTATCTCCTTATGCTGCCGCGTTGCTACTTTTTTTAATGGGTTATGCTGTGAGTATGAGATGTGATGATGAAGATTCGAAATTAGGTACTAATCTCCTTTTAATCATGACTGCAAAAGAGAGGGTAAATATGTATTTTTTTATAAAAAATATAGAAGAAGATTCTGAATTAGTTGAAACGTGGATTAAAGAATTGATTGATAAAAAACTTATTAAAATATATGTAAAATAAACTGAAGGAATAAACATGAAAAAAACTGATTACCAAAAAACATTTAACGCTTCATTTGATACAGTAGAAGCGCAGAAAATAATAGATAATATTGATAAAAAAACAGAAACCTACGACGAAATGATTAGATTTATTTTAGAAAACTATAATAAAAATGACGCTTGTATATTAATATGGGGAGTAGCTACATACGTTACAAAAAAAAGTGCTATGGATCATTTAAACTCCGTTGAAAATACTCTTATAGAAATGCTCGACATTATGGATATTAAATATAATAAAAACTTAGACGAAAATGTACACTAAGGATTATTTATGCCAATTAAATCTACTGAGAATGCTTTATCACGGAGCATTAAAGAAATAAATAACATAGAAATAAATTACGATGAATTGAAACATGCGCCACTTAACTTATTAAATCACAAAGTCCGTCATCTTAAAAAAAACTTTACAAGCTATATTGTTCCTGGCGGCTTTGTTCAAGATGAAATGAAATTGAAATATGATATTAGTAAAAATAAATTTTACATTACTAACAAATTTAATGACATTTTTTTTATATAAGGAAAATCAAAATGAATAAAGATGATCTAACAAATGATATTTTAAGAGATATTTGTTATGAACTAAATAAACTAAACAAAACTTTTGCGAAATTTGTAGAGCTTGCAAAATCACAAATAGATGAAGAAGATGACGAATGAAACTTCCGTGGATTTTTTATATCTATGTAAAAAATTTATAATCTTAAAAGATAACCTGGTTAAATATTCATCACTTATCTCCGATAATACGAACCGTAAATAACACACTAAATCTATCCCCAGAGCAACGATTTTACGAGGTCATTAATTCCCCTGTTTTTTACTAAACTCATCACTACGTCAGGATTTGGCACCTTCGCTGGGTCAGCATCTAACCAACACAAATCTTTTCTAAGTCTTCCCATATTTTTGAGTCGATTAAAATAATGATCTTCGCATAACCAAGTGATATATTTTTGACCATTGGTCGAAATTCTACCAACACAGACAATATTTTTTTGTTCGCCACATAATTCACATTTATAAATTTGCTGAAATACTTCGTTTCTTTCAGGTGGAAGCGTACAACTACATTGCCCCAATGAATTATAAGCACCAAAACATTTGTCACACGTCTTTTTCATCTTCATTTTCCTCCTCCGGTGGTACGTAATTAGGGTTCAATTTTGCGAAATATTGCTCAAACTTGGTTTTATTAAACAATGTGGCAGGTCGTAAATACTGAAACATCTTTTCGCTATCTTTCCATTCATTGTATTGAATGCCAATAATCGCTCGACATTGGTGGACTTTAACGCCACTTCTCAATCTGGCTTCGATTAATTTTAAATTTGCATCCACTGGCCGGAAGTTTCGTCCTGTCACTTTGTTTAAAAAATCCAAAACTTCTAATGCTTGTTTTTTGATCTCTTTATTGGGGTTCTTTTTTTTAACAGGCTGGGCGCCGTCGAGCTTTTGCTCGACATAAGATTTTTCTTTAGAAAAATCTTTCTTTAATTCACTATCACTATCACTATCACTATCACTATCACTCTCGTAGCAATTGCTAGCATTTGCTAGATTTGCTACCTTTTGCTTCCCCCCACGAGAGCCCGCAAGGGCGCGCCTTCTGCTAACTTCAGCATGTTTTGCCTTGTTTCTGTCCAATGATTGAAGGATTGGAGTGATGGCTAAATCCAGAGCAAAGTCTAAAGTTGGAATTTTTCCCCTAACCTCATAATCTAGAATTGCTTTGATCAAAATGCCAGATTGTTCATTTGTCAGTTTATCGAATATATGAACAATATCATGATATAATATAAAGCTATTCTTCATTAAACTTCCTTATTGAAGACTTGACGGTGAGTCATAATGAGTCTATACTTATCCCATGAAAAAATCAAGAACTAAAGAATTACATGATCTAAGTGGTAATAAAAATCACCTTTACTCTATCTATCATGATTTAAAAAGAGCACAGGTTTATTTGCCAAACGAAATACTACAAGAAATTAAATGTAATGCCAGTAAAAATTTTATTTCAACTAGCACATATTTAAGACGTATAATTATAGAACATTTGAGAAAAACTAAGGAAATAAAATGATCGCCCCTAATGATACAATTCAAATAGTTAAAGCACTTCAATCAATTTCAAGTAAGGTAAATAGTATTTTTTGGATGTTATTTTTCATGTTTTGTTTAGCAGTTTTTAGGGATTAACCTTCATTAAAAAAGGCCAATATTTCTATCGGCCTTTCTAACAAACAAACAAGAAAAATGAAAAATGAGTAGTAAGCATACTCAACAAACAAATATTATTCTATGCTTTTCAACATGTCAATAATTTTTTGAATTTCTTCTGTGAACTCGCTAAGTTGTTTAGTTGCATATTTTCTAAACGATAGCTCAGACTTAATCATTTCAATGACAATCTTCCATGACTTGTATTGAAGTAAGAATGTAAGTGCCCAAGAGGTTGATATAAAAATCTTGAATAGTTCAGATGTATTTCGCGTCAATACCACAAACAAACATATTAAAAACATCCCTAAAACAAAAATTGATACCAAAATAGCCGGCATAACAATTGAAGGAATTGATTGACATTTTATCTTTATCTTATTTTTCATGATCTAAATTTCCCCATCTTTGCACCATTTCTACGATAAACGCCATTTCTTATGCCTCTAATTAATCCTTTGTCTCGCTTTAGAATTTGGATTGAGCCTACAATGACAGGTCGTTTTAAATAAAGCTTAAATTTTCGCCATAGCCCTACCTGGATTTCATCTAAGGTTAATGTGTCTTTCTTTAAGAAAAGCTCATACACCTGCTTGTATTGTGTGTTTTCTTTATAAGTTCGAATAGGCCTAATATCATTTTGTAATTCCTCAGGACAATCAGCGATGTCTTCTAAATCAAATAGATCTTTTCCAAGCCATTGCTCCTCTTCTTTATCATAATGATTAAGAGGATATTCGAAATCGTCTTCTTCCATCTTTAATTCCCTATAAGATAACTTCTTAAAAACTACTTCGTCTCATAAAAATACGCCAATTATATTTATTGGTTTCTTTAGATTCGACTACCATTTGCTCACCTACATTAAGTTCGAGTCCAGCAAGCTTATTCAGCTGAGATGATGACAGCCCATGAATGACTCGCCTTATCTCATGAAAGTTTCTGACAAACTTAAGATCGTCTAAGCGTAAATAGACATCAGTTGGTTTTCGACCGTGCTCATGAAAATATCGATCACTTAATAATATGACTCTATCCACCAGATCATCATATCTACGCTGCTGTTCTTGAAGCTGATCATTCTTATTTGCTCTTTTTAATTGATTAAACATATTTATCTCCTATCTCCGGTAAAATTATTTGTCTTCGTCAGATAAACAATTAGTTGTCTAGAAACCTAAACCGTTATCATCTAAAATTCCTGTTCTTCTTTCATTTCTTGTTCTTCTCTAGCTCGCAATTCTTCTACTTCCTCTTGTCTGCGCTCCCATCTGTCTGGATCTTCATCGTAGAATTCTTGATCGCGACCAATTCTGCTAATTATTAAAGGTGTCATTACACAATTTGGGTAATCTGGTCTTGTCATATTTATCTCCTATCTCCGGTAATATCATTTGATTAAAACTCATTAGCCATCCAACTAATTAATACTCCTATTCCAAATCCGAATAAAATGCCGCCCGGGAAAAGACCCCAATCAACCCATCCGCCCATTCCCCACATCATCATGAACGCAAAAGAAACACATATCCAAATACTAATAATAAATTTCATTTCTATCTCCGGTAAAGTTATTCGTCTTCGTCATTAATTTTTTTAGTTGATTCTTCAATTGCTTTACTATAACGCTCCTCCAATTCATTAAGCGATTCTTCAATTTCTTCAAGTCTTTTTTCACAGCTATCGTGCATATCAAACCAATCAAACATATCTCTCTCCTATCTCCGGTAAAGTTATTCGTATTCTTTTAATTCAATCAACTTATTAATAAGATTCGGTGTGGACACATTGATTTATCAGGTCTCCCGCCACTCCGTTTAACATTCTACTCATTCATGATGTATTGATTGATGGTCAATTCTTCACAAATTTTCCTGTTCTCGCTTACCGCTACGATCTGCTCCTTCTCTTATTAAAACTGTTTTATCTCCGTCTCTCCGGTAACGTCATTTGTCTATATTAATTATTGAGTTGGGGTTTTCAAAGCACGCCTTAAAAACATTTGTTAAAAAATTAAAAGCACTCTCATAGGTTCCCCACCCATTTGGAGCATTCATTTTTTTATATTTTTCTGGATCACTACCCATTTTTTCAATAGCATCTTTTAGTATAGGTATTATCTCAACAGCTTTTTTACCATCACTTTCATAAAGGGCCTCATAACAGCCAGATTCTTTCCACATTATATTTACATTATGAGTTATATTTCTTGAATAAACTGTTTCTATATATTCTTCGCATGTTAAATCTGAAAGTTTAATTTTTATATATTTTTCAGTTAAATCAAAATCCAAACTCATATCCCTTTCCTATCTCCGGTAACGTCATTTTAATTGTCTTTTAGTTTTATACAAAGATATTTAATTGTAGTGCGAATCATTCCTAAAAAAAATAATGGCCATAAAAAAGCAGCCCCACAAAGAAAATTCATATAATCAATTTTATTTAAATTATATTTTTTATATTCATCAATAAAAATAATATCCGCTATGACAAAAGATATAATTGACATTAGAAGATACCCTAAAAAAAACATTGCTATAGTTTTCATTCTTTCATCTCACTTCCAAGTTTAGGCGCATCTGAGACGTGCCATTGACGGAATGGAGGCCCTCCATTTTTTGACCTCCATTCTCTAACATTTCCATTTATATGAAATGACATTGTTGGACGATCACTTGCGTCAAACCAAATGGCGTCTTTTTTTAATGTAAGGAGCGGTCTTTTTTTCTTAAAAATCTTAAATAACCATTTAAACATATTCCTACTCCTATCTCCGGTAACATCATTTATCGGTATTAATTAAATTAATAAATCCATTGACGTGCAATCTCACACAAAGCAATAAACACAGCATCTTTATCCTGTTCAAGTTGCTCAAGATCCGAATAAGGCACAAGATCTGGGTGTGTTTTTTTCTCTCGATCATACTTTTCACCGTACACCCATCCCATTGCGAAATATGCTTGCATCCAACTTCCATGCAATTCTTCTGGGGACTTTGAGCGCTGATCACCGCATTGTCGTTCAATGACTTTTAAAAATTGATCTATAAAAGATTCTTCTCTTTCTTCAAAAATAAGAGGAATAATCGGAGCAGAGGCTGCTTCTGCGGCAAGCCTCGCTGCATTATACACAAATTTTGCTCGTCTTTTTGTTTTCTCATCCATTCCTCACCTCATTTATCGGCAATAAAGATTCTCATCAATTATTTTACATATTATCTTTATCACGTATTAATGCATTTCCAACATCTAACAACATTAATGCCAATTCTTTATCTTTTCTAAAAAACTTTTTTCTGTAATAGATTTCATAATCCGGGGTAATTTTCAATAATTCCGTCGGATATTTTTCTTCTATCTTACTCTTACATTTCTCATCCATCACTCACCTCTTCATTAATCCCTTTAGACATGTTTTCCATAGATATTTGTAATAGAGCATAATTAGGACAGTCTGGATAATGACAGACGCAAACTAATTTACATTCTATCTCAGTAGAATATTCCATCTCTCTACCACACTGATTACATGTGCGTTTTGCCTCATCCATCACTCACCTCAAAATTTAATCCCGTAATATTTCGTAATTAATGCCATGACTTCGTCAATTGTTTTGCATGGAATGCAAAGCCATCCTTCTTCTTCAAGGCTTTTTTTCCAGTCTAATTGTTCTTTTGTTAGTTTCCCTTTTCCAACTTTTATTTCAATCGCTAAACCTGTATAAAACTTTCGCTCGAAAAAAGATTGACATGTATCTAACCATTTAATATTTTTAAAAATAAGATTATCATGAACACCTTTCTTAACCCCCATTTTCTTAAGTCTAGCCCCTTCTTTTGCATCTCTTGCGCCTCCATTCGGAACATGGCACCATTTGTTTCTAAACATAGTAATGCTATCTAACAACTGAGCCACGGAAATCTGCAAGTCTTGCTCTTCATGCTTTCGTTTAGGCTTTGTGTTAAGTTTAATGGGTTTCATGACATTAAATTAAATGACATTATTGACAATGTCAACATTTTTATATAATATTTATGACAATAAGGAGCTATAATCATGAGAAACATTCAAGATAACCCAAAAAAATTATTAAAACAAATTTGTTATAAACTTAAAATTAGTATTTTTCAATTAGGTAAAGATGCTAATATTCCACATTCAACTTTATATACCTATTTAAACGATGAAACTGGCACAAAAACTATCTCTGATGCAAACGCTATTCGCTTAATTAATTTTTGCAAAAAGAATAAAATAAAACTAAAAATGAAAGACTTACGACCCCATATGAATTATCCCGAATAAATGTCAACTTTTTTATATAAAAATGTTGACAGCTTTAATTCTAACGCCTATACTGGTTTCGAAGCGATGGGATATAAAGAGAGTTCAACTTGTGAACATTCTTAATTAACATTTTTAAAATCTATGAGTCCGTCCCGTCGCTTCATAAAATAAGGAGTATTTTATGCTGATATTATCTAGACGGGTTGGTGAAACTATTAAAATTGGTGACAATATAGAAGTAACCATCTTAGGATATCAATGTGGCCAAATAAGAACAGGAATTAAAGCCCCAAAAGAAATTGCCGTTCATAGACTTGAAATATATGAACGCATTCAAGCTGAATTAAAAAAGGAGAATGAACATGGATCTATTTAAAATTATTGATAATGAAACGAAAATATACATGGATAATAAGATGTCTAGTCTTACCGATGAAGAAATAAAAGAAGAAATAAAATTTCTTCACAAGCTTGACCGTGCACAAGAACGCGCGTTCAAGAAAAATCGTTCACGCACAGAAAATGAAATAAATTATGATTGTGACATGAACAGACGTATTAATGAATCAAGGAGTTATTAATATGTTTCATTCTGATATGGAAGATTTTTTATCACAAGAAAATGATGATGATAATCATCGTCAACAACAGGAGAAATGAGGATGAGTACTCCCGTTTTAATTATTGGTGAAAGTGGCTCAGGAAAATCTACAGCTATTAGAACCTTAAACCCAAAAGAAACATTTATTATTAACGTTCTTGGGAAGCCACTGCCATTTAAAGGCTGGAGGCATTCTTATAAGGAGCCCGTCGTTACCCAAAAAGAAGATAACAAAAAAAGCATCTGTAATCTATACTCAACAGATAAATCAGAGAAAATCATTAGCTGTATAAAAAAAATTGAAAGCGAGCGAAAAGAAGTAAAACAAATTATTATCGATGATTTTCAATATGTCATGGCAAATGAATTTATGCGCAGGGCAATTGAACGAGGATATGATAAGTTTACCGAAATCGCTAAAAACTCATGGTCGATTATTAATGAAGCGAGCGTCTGTCGATCTGATCTGATTATTTATTTTCTCACGCATTCTGACGTTGATATGTATGGGAAGACAAAGTGTAAAACCATCGGTAAAATGCTAGATGAGAAAATTACAATTGAAGGCATGTTTACAATTGTTTTAAATTCTATAGTAGAGGACGGTAATCATTACTTTATAACAAAATCCGTGGATAAATTTAATTCAAAATCACCCATAGATATGTTTAAAGATATAAAAATACCAAATGATTTACAGTTTGTTTCTGATACAATTAACGATTATTTTAATGAAGATATTCAACAATAGGAGCTCCAAAATGACTATCATACCTTTTAAAATGCCAATTCAAATTCAAGATGGAAGTGCTATCTTTATTACTGAAAAAGCCATTTCCAAAAAATCGCAATCCGGTAATCAAATGTTAGAGCTTGATGGACAAATAGCCCAAGAAGGAATTAAGATTAAATGCCGAACCTGGTTAATGTTAGAGGGCCCAATGTTTTTTAAAACAAAACATTATTTCAAAGCCATTAATAAATTTAATCAACTAGAAGAAGGCCAAATAAACACTGAAAGTTTAATTGGTTCAAAGGCCCCTTGTTTTATTGAAGTTGAAAATAATATGAAATATGGTGAACGACCAATTATCTTAGATTTCAAAAAATCTGATGAAAAGGCAGAAGATGAATTTAAAGATGATGATATTGATTTCTAAGGAGAAAATAACATGTACTCAAAAAAACTTAAACAATTGGTTAAAGATAAAGTTCCATTAAAGTTTAGAATCAAAGATGAACAACAATCTAAAGAACTTCAAAAGTTTTTATTTGCTTTGGATATAGGGTGGGCAACTGGAAGTAAAGAAATAAAATATTTATCTAAACCCTATCTGTTTTTAGATAAATTTTGGGTATTTGACTATTCTTTATTCCATGGTGATGATGGTTGTACGTCTTGCGATAACAACCCGAAAGAATTCGACCTTAAAAACGATTGCCTAGTTGATGATAGGAACGAAAATAGGAGTGAAAAAGAAATAATCGATGAACTAATATGTTATTTATGTGAAGAAAGGTTAGCATATAACTTCAAAAAAGAAGTTTTTTATTGCCAAAACCAAGACTGCGATAATTTTAAATTATTAAGGCTTGGTCTTGACGACTAAAATAGGTTCAAATTAAACTTATTTCAAACCTTTTTAATACCTATTTTCTGAGTATGATTAGGTGGTTCTTGGTATTTTAGATATTCATGATACATGCCCCAAAAGTAGCTTGCACTTGATAATATCAGTGCTACTAAAATAGCTCCCAAAATTCTATTCATGATATTATCCCAAAAACCCTGTTTTCGTTTTTGTTGTTCCTTTTCTCGTTCTTTGCGTTTTTTCTTTTCTTCTTCTGTTAATCGTCTCATCTTTTCATATTCCTCTTGTTTATACTCAAGCTGAGTGATTAATTTACTATGTTCGTCGAGCTTATCTAGAATATCTTTCAAAATGACCTTAATGTCCTTTATATCATCCATAAATCTTTCAATGCTTGTTTGAAATTCGCCCATAAGCTTTGCATATTCCGTTGGTATTTGCATATTTTTACCTTTATATTAATCGACTCCCAAACCATGATCCAATACAAACGTCCATTAAATAACAAAACTGAGGGTCAATGTGCCAAGAGAATATCCACGAGCATATGCGTGCCGGAACTGAAACACATACAAAAAGAGGTCTTATAGACGCTCTCATGTTAATTACCCACAAGCTAGGGGTTCCTATAACATCCCTATTAAAATATTCAGTTTGAGCCTTTAATAGCTTTGCTTGAGCTTCAATAAAGGCTGGCATAATATCTGGTTTTGTAGTGGCCAGCGTTGATAAAGTGGCCTCCGGTGAATCTTGATTCGGCTTTAAAAATTTCTTTTTAACAAAATCAAAAAGTGGAGGAACTAAAACACTTGATAATGTTAAGATACCCTCAAACATACTATTATCCTTATATCATTAAAATAAGATCAATATGATGTACTTATGTTCCACGTAGAACCTTATTTTATATAACATTCATAATTTTTAATAAATTCCTCAACCGTCCCTTTTCCTGCTTCAGTATTATAATATTTTTTCCAATATATTGCTAAAGCTCGAATATCATAAGCGGGTGGCAACGGTTCTTCAAATCTTAAAAAATGCACTCTTGCCATTGCCGTAGCAAAATAAAAATTACCCGCCATGCTTTCAAAATGAGGTATTTCTTTTAAAGTTAAGTTTATCACCTTGTCGGTTAAGTCATCATTGCGATAAATAAGATATTCCATATTTGTGGAGTAGGTAGGTTTTTCCATTTGATATGGCCCGATTGCAGGCCCATTAATTTGTTTGATATATGTCGCCACATGTGATTCTTGAGCTACAATTCCTGATAATAAATTAACCGAAGATTCCGAATATAATCCAAGATGTTCCAGAGACGGTATAATAATTAAATCTTTAAATTGCTTATAATTTATCGGCATTTTATCTCCTATAATCTAATACGTTTTGCGCCCCTCATTGGCAAATTGCCAGAATATTCTTTAGTAAGATAAAGGTAAAGGTAGCTCCCGGAGCAAGAGGCAGCACCAGGTTGGCAAAC